GTAACTTCACCTTCAACAATAGCGGTGATTTTCATGATCACGCTTGGGCCAGAGGTGCCAGGAATGGACGCATCAATGTCAATGTAAACCTCACCAATAGGTAAAGTTGTGGTTTGTGACCCGGTTAATGTCACCTTGACATATTCATCAGCGTCAGGGGTGGATACATTGCACTGCGCGAGTAAAATGCCACCGTTGATAATGGTGTCGTTTCTGCACTGTGCGTTAAATGCTAGGTCCCCCTCGTAAGGGTCGCCGTTTTCATCGAGCATCCGCACCTTCACGCCCAGCCAAGGTGAGCCTTGCTGGATGGTGGTGGTGTACCGTGCCGGAATCTCATTCTGTGTGGTTGACATTTGGTGCCGCAATCTTTAGTATGGTAGTGGAGCTAGTCACTCAATTGTGCTCTGACCTGGGAAAGTAGTCCTGTTGAGACTCATCCTGAGGTTGGGGTTAAATCTACAGAACCCCACGCGTACCCTTTCCGCGTGGGGTTCTGTGCTGTATGGGGCTAATCCTGGCACGCCTGGTATCGGGACATCAGGGAGCCGAATTCTTCAAGGGTCATTGACGCCTGCTTTTTTTGTTCAGCCGTAGCCGTGCCCGAAACGATGATTTTAAACTCATCTAAATCCTGAGCAAGTTTGTTGGAACGGCAATCAGCAACCTTACCGTTACGTTCCGTTGCGGTATTGTCACGGGAAGTAAACCACCAACCCGAACCACACACAAGGCAAAGGATGATAAGCCCAGTAATGATATAGTTCTTGATATGGGTACGGCGTGAAAGGTTACGAGCCTCGGCCGCAACATCAGCAAGAGTAATTTCTTCGGATGCATCAACCACCGGAACGCTCCCTCTCTTGATCATCAAGGGCACGAATCACAGCCTCAACAACGCCACTAGCAACCTGCTGCATGAAATGAGATTCAAACAATTCCACTTTAGCCTCCAAGCGCGCCATCCGCCGATCACGGTCCTTACCTTCTTCTTCCTTAGCGTGATACAACCCCTGCCAAATCTTAGCCTCAGACTGCTTACGCGTTGAATAAGCAGCAAGGGTAGCGGGGATGGCAATAAAAATACCTAGAGCCGCGGCAATAACCTGAGCAAAGGTAATCTCCACAAATCACTTCTTCCCGTACTGCGGAAAAGCCTTCAAGAAAAGTTTAGCAATCTGCCACGAACGGTTACCTTCAGGATCGTCCTTAGTGGGAACCTTGCTCGGCACATACTCTTCATAGATGCCCTGAACGCGAAGGTGAGTTTCCTCATCGCGGGCACGATCCTCATCAGTGTAAGACATATCAATCTCCGGTATGGGGGTAGTGGTAGTGTGTTGATCGAATGGGGTAATTGGAACAGTGGGATTATTGTGGAGACGCTTAGTAATCGTATCCACACGATCAGCTTCCTGATGCCAACGCTCACTGGGAACCGTCCTGGCTAAACCATAAGCTTCACGGTTAGCGTGCATCCAAGTCATAGCACGTTCAGTGCCACCGAAATCGACAGCCTTACCTTCCTGGTGCTTAGACCCACCTTCCCACTCACCAGTAGCAAAATTATACCGGGCAGGAACAGCAGTAGTTGGATGACCCTTAATTGCGGCATTCCAGATGTTTTTCAGCCCAACACGCCACAAACGCAAATCCCACTGTGAACCAGGATCACGTAAACCTGAAACGATACCCAACTCACCAGGATAAGGGCAATCGTGGATCATCTGATTAGCGCGTGAACGCAAAGGTTCATCTAAGAGCGAAATGTCCTTAGAGTCAGACTTGGGGGTATTGGGTCTGCCACGGGAATCATACGGTGCATATGGCGCCATTACTGATCCTTAGTGCTGGTGTTAGCCGCGGCCATCGTCACACCAAGCACCTGTGAAATAAGCGCCAGCCAAATCGGCCAAGACTCAACACTCACAACACCATAAAGCACCAGTACCGGCCCAAGCGCAATCAGCACTCGGTAGTAGTAGGCACGGTGCTTCTGATCAAATAACGTAGCTAAATCCATTATCAACTCCCTGTGTTGAGCCACTGATTAGCGGCTTCCTGCATAACCTGCTCAGCCTTATACTGAGCAACAGCCTCGGCCTTTAATTCCTCTTCGCGTAGTGCCTGAGCTTCACGCTTTTCCGGCGTCCAAGGGTACTCATCCTCAAGCAAATACTCAGGTGGGACTTTGAGGAATTCACTGATCTTCATAAGCTGGTTATTCCCAGGACGCATCCGCCCAGCAAGAATCTCAGTCAGGATACGCGTATATGTACCCGACCCCATAACAAGCTCCTGACAGTTAAGCCCACGCTTAACCATCAGCCTGCCTAATCGAGTATGTGTAGCGAAAGGTCTGCCCATTTTGCCCATAATGTGATCCTATGTTATCGGTAGATTTATGTTAGGTAGGCCAAGGGGCTTTAGGGGTAGACGCGGCCAACGCGTCAACCAGTCCAGGCAAGCCACCCTGACCACCTGTCTGTGGATTGTACTGGGTAAGGGCGCCCGAGTCACGCAACTTTTTCAATAAATCCAGGTTATCGCGAAGCGCGGGATACTTCGCGGCTTCCGAATAATCACCCGTCGATAAAGCCTTATTCCATGCCTGCTTTTGCGCTTCCATGCGGGCCAATTCAGCCTTGATCCGCGCCTCAGGAACATTCACCTTACGAATAGAAGTTGGGATGCCAAGGCCAGAAACTAACAGACGATTTGCCGCGTCAGGGTTGTTTCTCAGCAGTGCATTGTACTCAGGGTCGTTGCCTAAGGTGCGATTAACAGCACCAATCTGAGGGATGACATTGCCGATAAGAGATTCCGCGATACCCGGCCGGCGCGGGACCAACTTACCCGTATCCTTATCATACGTCATGTTGCCGAAAGCGGCCGATCCACCATTCTCAAGGCCTAATTGTTGCAACCCGGTAGCGATAACCGGGTTCACACCGCCGATAAAACCCTTAAGGGTTAAAAGGTTGGCAACGTCACTGAACGGGTTCAGGCCAGAAAGACTGACGCGGGTTTGGTTGCCCTGTGCATCAACCCCACCAACCCCAATCGAATCCATCCAATTTTTCGGCAGACCGTCGCCCTGATCCTCCAACTCAGCTTCAGCCAAGTTAGCAATAATCGCGGCACGAACAGGATGATCCATCGGATACTGAGCCGTGAACTTCAGAATCTTGCTAGTCCAAGAATAGAACGGAAACACGCGCCGAATAACGTTCCGCTCAATAGGGGTAAGCTCATTCCAGAACTGGGAGACTTTACGCGCCGACTCTAAGCCAACAACCTTCGCCGCGTTCTCCGTATAGCCCGCACCCAACGCGCGCTTTTCACCATTCAGGTACGCCATGGTTTTCGTTGTATCATCGAAAAACGCGTTCAGGTCATAGGATTTATTAACCAGCCACTTACCACCCTTGGCAGCCTTGGATTCCTGAATCTTGTTCCACAATGCAGACTGCTCACGCCCGGAATGCAAAGATTGCATATCATGGGCAAGTTCCTTAGCACCGACGTTCATGCCGAAACGCAACTCATCAGGAACAGGAGCGCCACCTTCCTTAATGTCCTTAATCAACCGACGCGCTTCACCCCAATGCCGAAACGCGCCAGGCCCCTCACCAGCCATCAACATCATAGCATTACCGACAATGTTGTATAAATGCCAACGTGGAGAGAGCGCGAGGACTGACACACGGAACAGCCCGGTAACAGGGTCCATCGTGCGAAGAAAAGCATTATCGGCAGGGTTGTAAAGCCGGTCAATGTTCCGTAACACAGACTTCGGCATGTACAACGCGTCAGGGTTCTTACCGAGATTCTTAACCGGGTTGAACCCATACTGCTCAGGGTTCCACCTGCCAAAGTCGCGCTGGATCAACTTCTGCATGTGGCCTTTAACGTCAAGAATCGGGTTCTTTAACGCTTCCTCCTGAGCCAAAGGCAGGTACTTATTGATTAACTGCTGCTCAGGAATGCCGAACATTGATTCATAAGTTGACAACACCTGCTCATCAACACGACGACGAATAATCTCAGTCGCAGCATGATCTAATCCAACCGTGATATCACGGTAGTAGGATGTGGGATCGTTAAGGGAACGAACCTTAGCCGCAGTAGGACCCTGAAGAGACTGCCGCGTAGTCGGTGCAATAACCCCACCCTCACGACCAGGACTAACGCGATGCACCCAACCGGGATCATGCCCAGCATCCCGCATTTCCTTCCAAGTAGACTCAACTTCACGAACCGTCTTAGCCATGTACTTCTGATTAAACTCAGGGATCAGGTCAAAGTTCCGCATAAGGACAGCTTCAGAAGCCGCAGCCGGATCAACACCGTGCTGAATTAAAAGGTCTTGGGCCTTGGATTCAGCCTCAGCCATGATACGCGGATGCCAACGCGACGGCGCAAAAGACTCTAGGGCTTTGACATTCTTCTCCATGAGCGCTAACTTCCGCACATCACGAGTAAGGTTGCCCATCAACCCAACGCGAGTAGTTGCCTTAACCCCTGCACGTTCACCAATCTGACCAGGCGCACCAATGCTAGTCCTGGCCTGATTGTATGCAGCGAGCTTCTTGTTCGCCTCAGTCCACGTCATATCAAAATCGGGACTAGCCGCCTCATCTAACGTGCGCTGAAGTTCAAGCAATTTTGATGTGGCATTGTCGATAAAGCGTTGGTTCATGCGACTGCCACGCTTACCAACAGTCTGAGCATCAGTAGCCATCCCGCGAAGCTGGTTAATCTCAGCCTCAATAGCATTCTGAACCTTTAACGCCATACCCGCAGTTTGAGTATCACCGTTAACAAACTTATCCTGTGCTTTATTGAACCGATTTACCGTTGACTGAATCCGCTTCCCAGCCTGCGCGTCATAAATCTCACCACCATGCTGCATAACAGTTTCATTAGTTAAATGATTGTCTTTAACCTGCCCATACAGATCATCAACCTCGCGCAAGAACGCGGCCTGGTTATCAGGCAGAGTGTCAATGATGTTGCGATCTAGTTCGTATGCTTTGGTCAGGTCGGCCATGGTATGAGGATCAATGCCGAACTCATTAGAAGCGCGCTCAGTCCGCAACTCAAACGCATCGCGCGCAGTCTTATCAATCCCCTCAACATCAACAACACCCGTACGAATATCATTAAGAGACTGGTTACCGATACTGTGAACCGACGCCACTTCCCGACCACTAGGCGCAAAAGCATCAACTAGGCCTTTAACCGCAGACCTGCGCGAAAGGTTCTCCAACCCCAACCCGACCTTATTCGCGGTTAAACGCGAACCAGTAATAGGGTCGATCTGACCTTCAGGGAGCAAGCGCTTAGTCAACAGTGCCGACATGGGCTTGTTTAAACTGGCGGATTTAACACTGGCAGCCGACGCAATCCGATCAGCCTCCGCAGCATCCACACCCATACCCAGCGCCTTAGCCCGCGCAGCGTCCCCCGCAGCCGCCCCAGCCTCTTCCGCGGCAATACGCCCTACCGTGCTGCCCTTAGCTAATTTCCCGGCGTAAGGGAGAATATCGAGCGCGGCCATGGTGGGGTGATCCAGAATATTCTTCAACCCCTCTTCACCTTGCGCCACATTCCCCACAACGAACGCACCAGGCAGCATACGAATGCCAGGAGTATTAGCTAAAGCGCTGATTGGGTTGCCGGTTTCTTCTAACGCGGCCTGATATTCAGCACCAGCATTGGGTAAAGACTGCGCCTCTTTTAACAGCGCGCCGGGTAAGTGCGGAATGGACTTAGCGATCGTCCCAACATCCTCAATTGCACTACCAGGAACATCCAGGATTTTATCGACAATACCATCAGACTCAGCCGATTTCGTAATCGCCTGTTTCTGCATAACGGTAAGAATCGCTGCAAGGGTTTCCTTATCGGTTAACGGCGCCTGACCCTTATTCACCCGGTTCAGGTCAATCTTCACCAAACCTGACTTAACATCCTCAGGAAGTTTGCCGAGAGATGGTGCAATGCGGTTATACTTAGTAACGAAAGCCTTTTGTGCATCGGGAAGATTCGGGATGATCGCGGTAGTGTCTAAACCCGTGGTTTGAGAAGTGGGTTGAGGGACAATTGCCGCGTCAGAAGTTGGTTGTACCGTGCCCGATGATTTAGATAAGATGGGCAAAGATGGCATGTACTGAGACGGAACCTCAGGAACAGAAGGCGCGAGAAGAGACGCGAGGGAATCAGTGCTGGATTCAGTTGGTTCCAACGCGTCAGCCATCGACATTTACTACTGCCCCAATCCAGCCTGAGCTAACAACGCGCCGAAATCCTGCGTACCAGTCTGCTGTGACTGCTGCTGCAACAGTTGATTCTGTAGGGATTGAATCTGCGCGGCCTGCTGACGCTGATTCTCCAAAGCCTGAATGGCGGGCAACACACCAGCCTGCTTCATAATACTCAAACCAGTGTTCGCGCCAGACTGCTGAGCTAAAGCCGCCTGCTGCTGAACCACCGCACGATAAGCCGGGTCCTGAATAGACGACGCGGTACTATTGAGAATGTTCGCTGCATTCTGCCCAGTTAACACCGCCTGATCAGCATAAGGCTGCATAAACTGACCAATCGCAACCTGAATAGCGGCCTGCTCATCAGGGGTGTAGGTGCCAGGAATATCTTCCGCAGCCGCGACAGGTTCACCACCATTAGCGGCAGTCTCAATCGCACCCTGCGCGTACTGCGCTTCCAACTGACTCAACACACCTTCAGCCGCGGTTAAATCAGCCTCATCATCGCCAGTCTGTGGCACCTGAGACAGCGCATATTTAGCCTGCTGCTGAATCCCACTCAGGGCATTCTCATCGGCACCAGCGAGTTGAGCAATCTGACTGATCCGGTTAATCTTCGCATTCAGATACGCAGACTTACCTTCAGGGGTCCACGATTCTTTCCACTTCGTACCGAGAATCCCCTCACCACCCGACAACTTCTCCACATTAGACTTCTTCGTATTCGTGATATAATCCTCACGACTCGGGTTCAACACCTGATCTAAAGAAGTAGGAGTGGCAGATTGAGCGATGTTCTGCGCGCCCTTAGCCTGAGTTGCAAGTTGAGCCGTGAACGCCTTCACCACATCAGCATCAAACTTACCAACCTTATTCCCACTCTCGCGCACAATAGGCTTAGCGGGCGCGGCGGTAGTAGTCGTCGTGGTCGGATTCTGCGGAGTCATATAAGTCGGCAGGGTTGGCACCACAGGAATCGTCTGCAAAGGACTCTCTTGACCTAACCGTGCCTGCTCACCAAACGCATCAAACATTCCCATATCACATACCTAACGCTTTACGAATAATGTCCATTGCTAATTGACGTTCCTGCGTTTTAACGCTATTCATGGCATCCATCAACTGACCAACATTCAAAGCCTGGTCAATGCCAAGCTTACCTAACCCTGCACTCAACGCCGAGGATAATTCTTCACCCTTCAAACCCAACTGTTGAGCCTGGATGCCAAGCTGAGCCTGACGATCACTAAGCCGCGCAATCTGCTCATCATGAGTCAAACCCGCAGCCTTAAGATCAGAAGTCAGGTTGTTCATGGTATTCGTGATACCAGCCTGGTCACGTTCATAACCAGTCTTAGCCTGGATACCCTGCTGCTTATTTGCCTCTAACCCGAAACCACGATCGGCATTAACATCCGCCACACCCTGCTTCGTCCCCTGACTAGTAAAACTACCCATAGACGTAGCCTCAGACCCAACCTGCCGGATATTCTTATCCGCAGTGTAATTGATCTGATTCGCTTGGTTCGCTAACTGATCAACAACGCTGGCGTAATCACGGGTACTGAAACCCTTAAGCTGACCCTGATACCCCATATTGTTGGCATACTTTTCACGATCAACACCAAACAGTTGATCGTAATAATCCTTCTGACGCGGAATGGCATTCTGATCCACACCGATGGACTGAATGGCAAGTTGGTTCTGGCCCTGCTGAGCGTTGTACTGGCCCTGTAAACCGGCAATAGCATTATTATACCCAGCACCTGAAGCACCAAGTTGAAAATCAATGTAGTTTTTTTGGTTCTGAAACCCTTCCATAGTTGGAGCATTAAACGCTTTGTAAAGATCAAAGGTGTTCTGAAACCCACCCGTAGGGTCCTGACCGTTAATGATCTTCGACCCAATATTGACAGCAAGACCAGCCGCGCCATTACCGCCAGACTTATTGTTCTGCAACGTGCGGCCACCACTACTCGACCCACCGCCACCAAACATGTTACCACCACCAGTTAAACTCATTACCAATCACCACCCATCGTTAACCAAGCCGGTAAACCGCCGTAACCTTCAGGCTGGATTTCCTGGCCCTGCTGGTCAGTGTAATGTCGCGTTAAATCAAACATGGCACCAAGCTGCTCATCATATTCGGCCTTAGATTCCTGCCAGCGCGGGTCACGATCCTGCTTCAAAGCACGCATCTCGGCCCAAGAATAAACTAAATCTTCCCACCCCATCGGCAGGTCCAACGTGTCTGAATCAACACCGGGCTTAATGGGCAGGCGGTAGTATTGGAGGGACAGTGTACCATCTTCGGCAGGGGTAGGGTAAAGAATGATCTTCACCGAACCGGGCACACCCCACATCGTATACATGGCAGGGATACCTTCAGTGATAGCCTGGCTAGTCCACCACACAGCATCAGCGTTATTAAATGCCTTGTATGGGATAGCCTGTTGCGTTGTGTCGCTATCGTTTTTCCACACAACCCGATATAACCTAAGCATGTTCTCAGGTGCATCAACTCGCTGTGCAGAAGCCTCACATTCGATATCTACCTCAGCCTGCAACACCTCAGTTTTACGCGCAACATCCTGCATCCCCTCGTAAATCCAGCGGTTCAGCATCGTGTCTTTCCACTGACGCGCTGATGATTCATCAAGCCTCTCACGAACCGCAGTTCTAGCTTGCAAAAGGGTTGTTGCCATGGTGCCTACTCTACATCAGGAAAGGTGGAAAACAAGGGGTCATATCGTAAGAACATTATCGAAAGGTGTTAGTGCCAGCTTGTCGGCGTCAATATCGACAGGGGTGAAATTAATAACCCGGATATTACCATAAGGATCGCCTGAGACTGTTACGACTTCGGCGAAAAACTTAACCGGCATAATCCCGCTTTGACCAACCCATTTTCTAATTCCAGGAACACCGCCACCATAAGGCAACGGATCAGAGTAAATAGCTAATGAAACAATAGGTTCAGCCGTGGTTGAAATATCTACCTTGTACGTCTGCCCGGAGTCAATCTGTGCCGTGCCAATATAGGTCCGTGTTCCGTCACCAGGGATATCTATAGTGGAAGGCAAAGACGTGATAACTAAGCGATGAGGTTTGGGTTGGTTATTCGCCCATCGCGTAATTTCTTGAAAGTTCGCCGTGATTTGTTCGTTGGTGGTTGGAGATGGAAATGGTAGCTGAAGAAAACGTGCATTTCCGCCAGCCTGTCCGGTTGATGCCGGATAAACAGTATCCTCGTTCAACCAGGGCATTGTTACCGTCCGCGCCGATCGTTCATCTGCTGGTTGGGCAGGTATCCTAAACTTACACGCAGCACGTTTGGTGCAGGGTTAGCCGGGTTCGCTGCCTCGGATTCAATCTTAATCGTCACGTCTTTGGCCTGCACACCAATACCTTTGGTGAACGTGGAGATTTTGTTACTGGCTAAATCAAAAGTTTCAACCTGTGGTGGGTTCTCATCCAGCCCAGTAACAGTAATGGTCACTCGACCTTCACCTGATGCAACTAACTGCAATTCCCTGAACTTCAACACGCGTGATCTGGTTTTAACAATGGGCTGTGATTTCCACGTGTAATACGATACCGGAGTATCAGTATCAAACATGGCATAGAAAACCGTGTCAAGTTTGTAGGATGCTGTTACTGCCCAAAGCCGGCCCTGGTAGTCAACCTCATTGAATGCAAAGATGAGGCCGTTTACCGGGTCTTGTGTTGGGGTTGGGTGGTACCTGAACCATCCACCAGTCCTTAAATCACAGCACCAGTTGTTCGGCGCGAAGATAAATGGGTACCTAAATCCGAAGCTCCCGTTAAGCTGTCCAAGTTGACGCCGGGAAATGGTTGGGTCATCGGGTAACCAAAAGTCTGGGTCAAGGTTAGGCGATAAACACACAGCGGTATCTGAACCACCCCACATCCATACACCACTGGAACTTCCATACGCATATCCTTTATCCGTTACCGTGCCACGGTTAGCTAAACCACCAACAGAAGGCACGCCGGGCAGACGCGTGACCTGTGGTCCGTTCACATCGCCGTTAATCAACACCGCCCCACCAGTGTTCTTAATAAGGAGCAGTGAATTGGCATTGACTGAGTGCCAGGACCCATACCCGCTAGTGTGTTCTTCCGCGGCGGTTGCCACACGAACATCACTATTATAGATATCGTTCACAGGCCAGTAGTAAACTAATTCGGTGGTTGCCGCGACCCCATCTTCATCGCCGTGATATGCTAACAACCTACCGTATTTGTACGCACTCTGCCTACCGATTGCCATAACGCGGCCCTGGTGCCCGAACACCATTCCTGGCAGTGCAGCACCAAATACCGGGTTTAATTCAGCGGTACGATCAAACACCTGTGCAATAGGTGGCGTGCCATCTACTTCTGAAACATCAGGCCAGGAGAAATACCCGGCTAATTCGACACCTTCAGGGTCGCCATCGTTGACTCCACCAAGTTCGATCATGCCGCCCATACCGGCGACCACAACAGGCGGACCCGTATCATATACACTGGGTTCGAAATCTTCGGTGTTGGGTTGGGTTCGGGTCATCATGATCCCACCCCAGCCATAAAGCCAGCGTGACGGGTCAGGGTTCCATGATGCATCGGCCGCTAATGCATGAATGTCTTTATTCGCAAACGCGCCCGTGGTTACACCCGAGTAAATGGGATGCGCCCGGAACCTGTAGAACATATCGACTTTGGTGTCATCAGTCGTGACCATGTACCATTGCCGAACCGTGAACAGGTCCACGGAGGGAAAGTCGATGTTATTGGGGTCGGTTAAGGGTGGGGAGTAGATAACCGGCGACTGGATCATGGCGTCGAGAATAGCAATGCGCTGGTCGTAGTTTGCCGGGTAACCATCAGCGACCGTGGGCCACTTCTGATTCGGTTCACCCGTGTTGGGGTCGCCACCTTCGCGTGAGAAGGTGATGCGCGGTAATGGCCCTAATCCACCTTGAGGTAAAGCGAAACATCCCCATGTTTCATCATCCTGAGCAAAACCATCAGGGAGAGTCTCATCGTTTGACAGGGAGTGATAACCCTGACTGATACCTTGACTGAAATCGGATAGTTCAATATATTGCAGGTTTTCGTCACTGGGCATATTGAACCGATCTTAAACGATTTCTACTCCGTGTTGGAGTGCGGTTAAAAGTAAATCTCGTAAGGCTTCTTTGATACGTATATCAGCCTTGATGTTAATGATATCTAGCTTGTGGTCAAGGGTATGAATGTCCCCCTCTTTTTCCTTAGCTGAAACACTAGTCTCCATTGACGCGGCGTAGGATTTAACCCGCTGGTCTAGTTCCGCGTTTTCCGACTGGCCTAACTCAGAATAAAGCTCCATCAGTTTTTCAGTAATGGACCTGTATGCAGACCATGTGCGCGGGTTAGGGATCGGGGAGGATGAGGTAAATCTCTGCGTCAGGTCTACCCCATCCTCCCACATTTAATAATCCCTACTGGTTGCCCTTGGGAATATTCGGCTCATCGGCAGGGGGCAGCTGGCCGGAGGTGGAGCCGCTGGTGGATTGGGCCTTGATGCCCGAGCTACCAGCCCCAGCCTTAGCCGGGTCGGCGCCAGTCTTATCCACCTTAGACGAATCAGCCTCATCCGAACCAATACCAATTTCAGCAAGAGTATCATCAATCGGGCTAGGATCAGAACCAGCCTTAGCCTCAAGCTCACGCAGACGCTCTTCAAGCAGGCGAATACGAACCTCAGGATCAGACATATCCTGAGTGTCAGACTCAAAGATGTTCTGGCCGGGGCCAGTAGGATCATCCGCGACCATCATGTAGCGCGTGTTGCCGTCAGGTGCCCAAACCTCAAGCTGCGGCTTGTTCTGCTCAAACTCATCCATATCGGCTTCAACACAACCCATGCGGAAGGCGATACGGGTGTACTCATCCGTGCGATGATTGGCACCAGGGCCAGTATCGTACAGGCGAGGATCACCAAGCCAAAGCGCGGCAGCATCGAACGGCACAAACTGATCGGAACCAGCGGCGATAGTGAACTTCACACCATCGTACGAATCAGTGTAATCATTATCACCAACGTTCTTGATACGGACGCCACGCTGGTACGTGGGGGAAGTTGCGAAATCGGTATTGGACGGCATGTTAATAAATCCTTGTACTAGGGGTTAATTTGATCGGTTTGATATGGTTCACAGGAGCTTGGAAATCAATCACAACGTCACGACCTAAACCATGGATTACACGTTGGCAGAAGGTAACATCTTCACCCATGGCTGAACCATGCATAACTTCTTCTGCAAACCATGGGGAAGGATAGCCGTAGATCGGGAGCATGGCTTGTAAGGTGTCGCGGTGGATAGCCATGAAACCCGTACCTACCACATCCACATCTTCAAACTTTAATCCAGGATCAGGCATGACAATCGGCTGAAGGACGTTATTCTCATCCCAATCAAACGCCACAGGGCGGATACCCTTGCCGGGAAAAGCGCTAACGTAATACCCACCATTTACAATATCGGGGTGTGCCCTGCTCACAATTCGTTCAACACTCTCCCGGCTGAATTCAATGTCACTGTCAATAAACAGCAACACATCAGCATCGGTTTGCAAAAAGCGTTCAACGACAAAATTCCGAGCCACATCTAAGTATGGACCGGAAGGTGACTTAGTAAAGAACCCCTGGAATTCGCATTCACCTACCGTGGGGTTCTGAGCAAGGTCCATCATACCATGCATAAACTCTGCACGAACCTCACCGGGATTGACATTACCTACACAAAACGTTGTGGTCATATCGGGACCAACCTTTCCAATTTCAATAGTTCTAGCGCGGCATCCGGTCGGAGCTAGATGATTAAATGTGGACTAGGACAGGCCCTTACCAGGCGTGACCCACACGTCAGCAGTATTGCTGGAAGAAGCGGCAAGCGCAACCCCAATAACCTCGCCAGCGGCAGGGGTAGCCGTCGCGGACACATAACCAGCCGTAGTGGCACTGGCCTTGAGTAAATCACCAGCGGCGACAGCGCCAGCACACGGAATATCTTCCGCGATGCCAAGCACCACAGCCTGACCAGTGGAACCCGAGGCAATAGCGTTAACCACAATACCAAGGTTGAGGGAAGCAGTACCGTTGGTAAGCGCAGTCGAAACCGAACCATCAGTACCGAATGCCACAACACGCTTAGCCGGAACCGCGGCCGAAGCCAGAACCGGAGCGCAAACACTAAACAGGGTCGTCTGAAGATCAGTGTAGCCCTGAGCCCCATTTGGATTAGTAATAGTCTTATCAGCCATGTTGGCTCCTTTTTAGTTTGAGTTAGCCTTACACGCCAACGATAGCGGACATTTTGGCCTGGGTCGCACAGTTGCTGAGCATGAGGTTACCAGCCCAAAGCATCTGCGACACCATGGCATCCTGGTTAACAGGAGTCTGGAAAGGCTGAAGGTAGAAATCAGCGCGAGGCGACACGGCCCAGTAGATGAAATCTTCGTTCAAGAAGAAAATCTTGCTGTTAGACGAGTTCGTACCATCCGGCACGTTATCATCCACAACCCAAGGCACGTTGTTAAACAGGACGTTAGTGAAGCCAGCCGAAGCAAGCTGCTCATCATGTCCACCAGCGGCAACCTCGAAATGCTGAGCCGACTGAACCAGGCCCCAATAACGGTTGTACTGCATACGGCGCGAGACGATAAGCGACGAGTGCTTACCACCCTTAGAAGCCTGACCCATAACGCTGTTCATGGACGCAAGAGTCATCGCGGTGGTGGACACGTCGTTAACCGACTTCCACCAAGTGTTAGACGAACGAGTAATACCACCATAGGTGGCAGCAACCGTACCATCGTCAACCGCGGCATCAAGACCGTCAATCTGCTTGACGTTCGTGCCATCAGACCAAAGACCAACACCAAGGTTGTCAGCGATCTGCATATCAGCCTGAGCGAACTTGAACTTAATCCAGTTCACAATGGCTTCAGGGGAATCAACCTTAATGAGCGTAAGCCCATCAACAGTAACAGGCTCATGCTGCTGCTTCCAATCCCACACTGCATTCTTCACAGTGTCAACGGGGGAAACATTCAGAAGGTCATAGCCACGGTACGGACCACCGGAAGTGGCCTTCTTGTACATGAGCGGAATCTCAAGCTGAGTACCACCCTGAGGCATGATCTTATTCGCCTTGGAAAGACGGAAGAACACCGGGTTAGACCCGTAAATGTTATCCGTGATTTCCGGCATGATCCAGCGCCGCGCAAGCGACGTAATATCATTAGTGCCGATTGCAGTAGGCATTGATGGCTCCTATTTAACTTGGGGATATGTGTAGATTGGGGTTAACGATTAACGATTAGCGATAGAAGAAGCGACTTCAGCGATCATCGCTGCATTACGCTGCTCCGGCGTCATCGTCTTAGGGTCCTGGGCAGGGGGAGTCCGCGACACAGAACCATTAGAATTAGAAAGCGAACCCGCAGCCTGCCGACGGGTTTCAACCCGCTGAGAAAGCTGAAGCTGTTCAGCAGCCTGAGCCTGAATCGCCTGATTGCGAATATTAGGATCAGACCACATAGCGGTTTCCATAGCGGCAGTAAAAGCCTGCCCGGCATGACCCATCTGACGCATGAAATTCGGCATCGTTTGCATCTGGATAGCGCGCTGCTCAACAGCCGCTAAATCAGCCGGAGACAAGTGACTGTACTTAGCCTTGAATTCTTCATGCGCCTGAGACATTTGCTCACGGTTAATACGATCAGCGTTCTGCTGTTCGATCTGCGCGGTCTGCGCAACCTGAGCCTGATAAGCCGCTAACTGCTGCTGCTGGGTTAAAATCTGCGTTTGTGTATTCTCAACCCATTCCTTTAAACCGGGAGCGAACTCAACCAAGTTGTCAAGATTGGGAACAGGGGGAGTGGCGGGGGTTGAAGTACCCTGTGCCGGAATACCCTGCTGGTACATGGGCGCTTGATAAACACTGCCGGGAGTTGCATCAGGAGCTACAACCCCCGGCGCGCCGAAGCCGGATGCCGCGGCATTAGGGGCAGGGGGATTGGACACTGCTGCGTTTACACGCGCAAGCGTCTCGGCATCCCAACCCGCCACCGTCGAAATAATGCTCTCTGCCTCGGCAGGCGTAACGCCATACCTAGCAACTAGAGCGTCTAAACCCGCCTGGTTAGAATCAGGGCCAGCACCACCACTACCAGGATCACCAGCACTAGAGTCAACGGTTCCATTCGAATCGCCTTCCGTGGTAGTAGTAGAAGTGGCGGCGCCGGGGGTTCCGTCAGGGCCGATATCCCCAGCTTCCCCCCCAGCACCATTTTCACCCGTCGCAACCGCACCATCGGCAGGAACAGTGGTGGTCGCGCCAGGAGTCCCATTCGGCCCATCAGGATTAGCTTCCATGTATTCACGAACAATGGCGCTAAACCGATCATCTTCAAGATCAGTTAAATCAATCTCACCGCCACCAATCTCAACAGTGGTGTTCGGGATTGAAGCATCTGCCGCGGCCTGCTGAGAAATAGGGTCAACCGGCGCATCATCAATCGATTCAACCCCACCAGCACCGTCACTACGAATAACATTAGACATATCGGGTCCTTTTAACCTTGTCCAAGAATGCGGGCCATTTCAGCCGACATTCCACCAGTATCACCTGGCATCGAATTAACACCAGGCACGCCACCGCCAACACCATTCGCGGGCGCCGGACCACCAGGGGGCATAGCACCATCACCAGGACCACCAGCACCCATCATCGCTGGAATCCCACCCCCCATAGGTCCGCCACCCATAGCACCCTGCATACCAATAGCGGCGCCTAAACCGGGATCACCAGGCACAGCACTCGCACCTGAAGCTTCTAATCCCTCAACGCCAGAGCGCATCTTGTTAACGCACTCTTCCTGAATCGCCATACACCAGGGCACATCAGCATCAGGGGCAGTTTGCATGATAGCAATGTCCTTGATAAGCTTCTGAAGCATTTCGCCGAACGTGTTCGACTGACGGGTACCTGGCATGATGGGTGTTTATCCTTAGCTTTACTTAATGGACAGGTCGCGGGAAGTGTGTCCGCCCTTAACCTGCGCCTTTTCATTCGAGCCATACTTGTTAGAGGCAGTCTGACCCACCTTCACAATCTTGGCATTACCAGTCTTGGAGTTAATCGAGTCCTTAGGCATTTAACCTGCTCCTTAAATCGACGTGGAACGCGAAAAGCGCCCTACCGGCGAGGGTAGGGCGCTTTTAAAGCGGTGTAAATAGTCTGAAAGTGGTTTATTTAGTCCGAAAGTGGTCGGGTTGGTTTCAGGGTTCGGTTGGGGGCGGGTAACCGGGCACCCAATCCTCACTGCCCATATCATCTTCGCACTTGTAATTCCGGTCAGAGAATTGCTGGTCAGAAATACGGGACACCTTAGCGTCACCGGCAGATGAGAAACCAGGGGGAAGGGGAATATCAGGCATTGGTTAACTCCTTAGGGTATGACTTGGCTACATAAATAGTGTTCTTATTGGGACAGTATCGCATGTTTCGGGTTCGGATTTCAGGTGTCGCATCCCACACGATTGCATCAATCATACCGCTGTGGAGAAGAAGTAACGCATCCTGGGGTGGGCGATGCTCCCAAATCTGACTATGAATAACAGGACTACCTAAATCTGTCATCGTCTAGCTGCCGCTCTCTGTGTTGGGGGTTGGCCTAACGTACCTTGCTGTGCTTTAAGTTCCCTATTCCGCTGAACAATCTGCGCCCATTCAGGGTACTTCATTGACGACAGTAATGCCTCATCATCAATAGCACCCAGCGCGAACAGTTCTTTAGCGGTTGATTCGCGTTGGTCCCGACTCATGGACTGGTTTGCGCCAGAGTCAATAAGAATCTGGAACCGCATTGGTGCAGGGCCGTTTGATGTGGGGAGGTAAAAATGGTTTTGCTTGAGGAATTGCGTTAATTTTTCCCCATCAGGACCGATGATGCTAATTACACGCGGTTCTGTGTAGAACTCCACAATAAGTGAAGCGAGTTTTTCTCCGCTAGCTCCAATGCTGTAAGAAAGATTTCGTAATGCTTTTCTGATCCGTACAAATGCTGCTTCCTGAACGGAGTCAATAACCCCTTGTGCATTTCGTCCGCTAGGACTAGCCCCGCGAACAACGGCCGACAATCCACTGATTCGCTCCATTTGGTCGATGTAGAATTTAACTAGTTCAGTTGCCATGTTGGGGTATGGGGTGGGGGGTTCCATCCAGCTAGCTTCACCACCACTGTTTTTTTGTAACCGCGTACCGGGCTTGTTGGTTACTGCGGTGCGTGATAATCCAGCACGGGTATCTTCCATCAAAACTGGATTGCCGATTAATTGAATGTTCTGCTCTACAGCGGCCAAAACCTTGTTAATCGAACGCTGCATCCCACCGAGCATTTGAACCATGGCAACACCATAAAACTCACCTGATTCAATCGCGACGTACCTCTCGTACGGATGCTGCCCATGTTCCCACATATCTTCGGCCCACATGTCCATAAGAATGCGGTCGCTTGCCATGACAACGCATTTCCAGGAATCGTACCAGTTCCCGTCCCAGTTTTGCTTGGGGGTTCTTAACCAGGCCTCAAATACTGTTACGCCGGGATCGTCGCTGACGCTTAATCTGCCGTCCTGTCCAGGGAGTCCGTACCGTGGGGTTGTGGCGGGAGAGATTGCGGCCGAATTTGCGCGTGGCATTGAGGACGCGTCTTGGCTGAGCATGTTCGGCGCGGTGTCGATATCTTCCTGCCATCCGTCACCGTTCATTCTCGCTAATGCGCCAGGGAATCGACGCTCTAATTCCTGCTTGGAAATAGTGCTAGCCTCAATGAAATAGTTGATTTCTTCCATTGTAGCTGCATCAGGGTCAGGATAAGCCTTCCACGGATCAAGCCGCTTAATAGTAGCATCACCATATCCACGATACAGACTTCCATCCCATACCGTTTTAAAGTACCCGATATTGTAAGTCAGTGCATCCCAAACAACCTTTTCAACTTCGGCATCGGTTTTGTTAACGTGCCATCCAGCGCGCATCGTTGATTTCAAATCCTGAGCTAACCCGATTAACGTATCATAGTATGGGTTGAGTGGGTCAACTACAGGTGCCGCATCAAAGGTTGGTTCTTCGTCTGTGATCCATGCAACAATGGCATCAATGATGGGCCAAATCTCGGGCACTTCTGGCGCGGGTTCCCAACCTGGCCGGCGCGCATTAACCGAGATGTTAAGAACGTTGTAGTTTTTACGCCACTGCTGAACAATCGGCCGCTTTTGATCCCGTGCGCGGTAGAACAACTCGCGCACATGTTGCACCATGGAAAGCTCAACTGCGGGAGAAAGCTGGGGCAGTTTATCTAACGGTGGTGGAGTCGCGGCTGGATCATCTTCGCCCATTCCAGCTTCCGCACGAGCATCAGGCATCTGCGGTGGAGTAGCAATCATTCCGGTCATATGCGTATGCCAATCTTAAACGTCTAGGCCAGGAGCGGTCACCACAGGCTCACCCCTATCATGCCTGGTCCGGTTGTCATCCGCAAGCCCCTCTTCAGTAATCCCCAAAGTTTCAGTATCACGCATATCAACCGGCTGGAAATTATGTGGGATACCTGTACGCTCTGTTGCTTGTTCCGAGGCGATTTTAAACTGTTCCTTAAGGTTGCGGTTGCCGCTGACGTAGGTGCCGGTCGCGGGGGAGAAACCGTCCGCTAAGGGCATGGTGAAACTGAACCCGGTATACGTACGTCTAAACACACCATTCTCGCTGCACTCAATATCCCTAACAGGCTGGTCACGAATCAATTCATACGCATCAATCGACGCCTCCCAAGAAAAGAACCGTCCACAACCATCACATTTAAACTCATACACTGCCATCAGTCTACCAATCTTCCCAGGGGGCTTTATCAACCACCCCATCCGTTACATCATTCCTAGCCATCATCTCACTCATACCAGTATAAACCTCCATTGGTGCTTCAAACTGATGGCAGGTTAACGCTTGTGCCATAGCCATAACCGTATCATCATAACCCTTCACACCGCCACCACCCTTAGCCGACTTAACCTCATTGGCTGGACCATACGTACCATTACCTAAATCAACATAGTTCGATGCCTCATTGAATAACGTCTGGCTGTGGATGGTTAAACTATGATCAACAATACTCCGCAGCATAATACCAATCATCAGGTTCTTACTCTGCATAGTTGTTGACCAACCATACTGCTCACCATTCATCTTACCTGGTGTGGTATCCGGTCGCTGCTTTCGGTACAGCTTAGGGTAGTTCTTATTCAGCAAAGCACCAATCGTACTATAACCAGGCCCCTCAATTTCCGTGGATACCCATGCCGTGTGGTAATAATGGCCGAGTAAGAATAAGACGTCAGCGAAGGAAACAGGATCAATACGACCTCTCCACTCCGCCACCTGTTCAAGAGTACGCCGATTGATAACCTGTGCGACCGCGAAATCCCCTCGCGTTGACCTAGTGGGATCACCTGCCACATAATACTGTCCATATTCTGCATCCTTGCTAGGTGCCTTGAAAATCGTTAACGGACCATCACTAGCGGGCTTAAAATGCACACCAGCAGAATCCTCATGTAACAAGCCTTTATACCCCGGTTCAGGCTTGTAACACACCTGTAGGTCACCCTGAGGGAACACATTCGTACCTGACGCGATAAAAGCCTCCATAGGTGTCGCTGGGTACTCTTGCTTAAACAGGTTCACATCACCACCGCACAAGTCACGAATAGCGTATCGGCGCCACATCAACCGATCATCACTGATCCCCATCTCGCGCAAATGCTTCTCTTCCTCATCCAGTTCTCCCATACCACTGAATGGAATACCGATAGCGGTCGCGGTGTACTCAGGGTGACGATGCCATGGAAAGAACAACGGCACAAACTCACTATCCCCAGCCTCAGCCTTCATCCAAGTGTTATGGAAATAGTTACCCATACCATTAGCGGTAGATTCCAACACCAACACTGAACCTGGTTTTGCATGGAGCGTTTGACGTAAGCCACCCATGACCAGTTCAGGGTTAGGCCAGAATGCAACCTCCGACGCATGAACACCACGAAACGTAGCCGAACGACCAACAGCCGTATTACCAGCCGTAGCAACACCAATCTGAGACTGTGTTTCAAGCCACTGCAAGTGGTTCTTACCCTGATACTCCGTCGTGTAAAGTTTGTTGTACGGGTAGGTTGTCCAATAGCGTTTCGTCATTGCTAGGAGGTTTTGCGACGCTTCAACCTCATGCGCGATGACCAATGCGCGGTAATTATCATACATGAAACACAGAATGAAAAGTAGGGCTTCAGTAACGGTAGAAATGCCCAACTGCCGCGCTTTAAGCACGATAATTCGGACGCGACCATTGTACTCTAACTGCCGCTCAACCTCAGCAATATACTCCTTCTGCGCCCAATTCAACTTGAACTTTTTAATCTCGCCGTCAGTAGTGAGAATGGAAAGCTGCTCAACAAGGAAAGTTAAATTAGCCACTGTTAGCTTCTAATCCGTGCCGCGCCATAAGCGTATCGTACTTATCACGCCGGTACTCAACACGTTCCAAGCGGGTTAACCCCATCGTACGAGACTCAGCATCAGCCATCTGCCAGAGTTTAGCCGGAGTAATTTCCTGCTCACGAGCAAACTTACTTCTCTTGTATACAACTTGACGAACACTAAGCGTACCCATTATTCACTCAACCCCTTAAATCCAGGCACCGTACGAATCGGTGCATCAATCGGCAAACCCTCATCCGTTAAATCAGGCTCGGGAATTGACGCAGCACTAACCCCCACAGCAATACCCTGCTGGAAAGACTGCTGCATCAACGCCATCTGTTCGCGTAGTTCAGCCAGTTCATCAACCTGTTGCTGATTCTCCGACAGCTTCACAATAGCCGGGATAACAGCACGCATAAGCGCATGACGAACCTGTGGTGTACCAGTAGTAATGTCAATCTCAGCCTGACGCAAAGTAAGATTGATTAACTTCCTGGCACGTTCCTGAAGCTCAGTATCATCCGCAACCGCAGCCTTAGTGATTTCGATAAGGGGATCAGTTCTAGCCATCAGAACCCCCACCATTACCACTACCACTGCCACTATCAACAGTTAAAAACGTAGGTAGCTGCATGCATGAATCACTGGGCACTTCACCATCAGGACCAGCAACCGTCACAAACAAACCACCATCCGCTTTAACGCGAACCAGCGCGCCAATCGGAAACACATTCAACCCACCAAACGGGTCAATGATGTTCTCCGGCAGGACAGTTGCAGCGCGTGAGGCCAAATCAACGTCAATCAAGACCCCACCGCACCACGCGCACCTCTGCCGAACCTGATTCTCAATACGGAGCGGCAGACCAGCACAATGCACAATCTCACCCTTAACTTCACCCATCATCAACCACCTCATCAAACTCAGCGACCTGCACAAGCACCCTGAACCGCTTCCCTAAATGATCACTCATCGGCATGGCCTCATATTTAAACTCGGGCGGTACAGCCAACGTGAACAGCGTATCATTGTTCTTCGGATTCCCACGCCACGCATCCAAACTGCCTTCAAACAACGCAAGCTTACGCCAGGTGAAACCCATCTCTGCCGGATCACTCATGATCCCGCTCACCATAATCCACTCCGGCTAAACCCTCATCGCCCCACCGTTCATCATCCCGGCGCTCATCAACCTCACTGAACATAACAGGCGGTTCATCATCCGGCCCCAACATAACCACATCAGCGCGGCCAGGATCAGGATAGGTTAAGTCGGTGGGATCAATAGCACCCATAAGCTCAGGGTCATTCAGCAGTGCCATGAAATCATCGTTCGGCAATGCAAGCAGTTCATCAGGGGTAGGCATCCCATTAGCAAACAACTTCTTCAACGTGGCAGTTGTACCCGGCGCGGCACCTTCACGTTCCCGCTGAACAGTGGCAATTTCCATAAACTCATCAAGATCAGTGGTTCCCGCACGCCGTTCCTGATCAACAAGCGCTAACCACTCCCCCATCTCCTGCACCTTTTCCGTAAGTGCTTCCTTCTGCGCTCCACCCCTACCAATCATATGCGCTAATAACCCTACAATTACCGTCCAGGCCACAAACCCGAACCCAATTAAAACCCACATGTCATTCTCCTGTTCCTGCACCGTTGACTTTCAGACCACCCTACCTCGCGTCGAATAATCCCGTCAAGTAACTACCCTAATTTTATCTCAGAATTTCGGACCAAAACCCGGATTGGGATGCGGGATAGGGTGGTCTGAAAGTCAACGGTGCAGGAACAGGAGAATGACATGTGGGTTTTAATTGGGTTCGGGTTTGTGGCCTGGACGGTAATTGTAGGGTTATTAGCGCATATG